TTATCAAGAATATCTTCAACAGTTTCTCTAGTTCTAGGCGCAAGTTTCATGAATTTAGAATATTCGGCATACCAGTTAAATATCTCATAGAGATTTCCGTTAGCCCAACTAAAAGCCCACCAGTCACAAATCATCTCCACAATATAATCGTATGGCATTTCAAGAATGGTCTCTAATTCTCCATTTTCCATATCGTCGTGAATAAGTATCCAATACTGCCAGTGATGTGGGTTTCTATGAATATGTGTAAGCCATGCTCTTTGATAATCCTGGACGACTTTATAAGACCTGTTGTTTCCATAAAAATATGCATCGTATGCATTATACTCGTCCTCTTCATCCTTAGACTTATCGTGAGCAAACTCAATTTGCCAGGCTGCATCAGAAATATCATTTGTAACATCCGGTAAATTTTCACATAGCCAGTCAAATCCTCTTTTAACATTAGCCCTGTGATTTGCTAAATATTGGTCGTACTGGAAGCTCATTTCTTCACCGCCTTTTTGGTGATCAACTTTTCAAACAGTTCCTTAGCTTCTGGACCATCAATCGCATTAACAATATCCACAGATTTATTAGGCAACTGTCTTCCAACGCACAGTACACCTTTCTTGGTCTTGTCATTATAATCAATACTTACTAAAACCGTATCTCTCATTGAGTCTTCTCCTTCCAATTTACAGGTCTTTCTGATTGTGTATTGCTACCATGGTCTAAGCACTCACAACAAGGGTCACATTTCTCATCCAAATCTTTGTGCTCGCAGGTCTTGCAATACTTTTCAAAATCAACTTCAAAATATAAATTCTCCATAAAGCTCCTATCCTTTATATGGTATCTGTTCTACATCTCCGCCAGGAGTAGTGATTGATTGCATAAGCTGTCCGGTTGCTTCATCAAAATATATATTGTCCATAGCATTGTTCCATTTATCAAACTGCTCAGAAATATCAAGATTCTTTGTTCGTCTGAGATTGATAAGTTCATCGTGAACGACCCTTCTCCAAGCTCTGGCAATTTCTTTTCTGCTCTGCGAAAGAATGCTATACAGTCCATGCTCGTTTACAAAGCTTACGGTTCTTCTCTGACCTGCAACTACCATTGGTAGGTTCAGCTTTTCATCAGCCTCACACATATCAAGCATTCGCCACGTATTTCCGTAACTATACTCAATAATATTTGCTATATCTGCTGCCTTGAACAATGGTTCATCCAAATCACCATATACATCAAGAACACTACTACCTAATCGTATCTGTCCTACTACCTTTACTGAATTGTTTACCATTTTACGTATCTCCTTTCATTAAACGTCTTTTTCTCTTTTAATGCTCTGGCTATGGCTGTATCAATTCCAGAGCGAGATTTCAAGTGATAATAATATAAGTCTTTAAATGGTGTATTCATTCTGTCAATCCTTCCTGCTGATTGAGCCATTATTTTGTAAGAATAATTTTGTGAGAAGAATATAATTGTATCCGTTGTAATGCAGTTCCATCCTTCTGCTCCAGCATTGTATTGAACAAGATAAGCCCATTTATCACTTGTCGGAACTGGTTGATGCTTATGACCGTTCCATTCTGCAACTTTATATTCTGTTAGAATATTTTTCAATAGCTCCAACTCATAATCAAAGTTGTAAAATATAATTGCTTTCGAATGCTTCTCCATAACCTCAAGCAACGCCACTTGTCTTGATTCATCCATATTTACAAGCTTCCGCCATACATAGCAAAGACCTGCTGCATTCTGGAGGGGTTCATTTTTATATGGGTCCCATCGATTTTTAGTTACTTCCTTATATTTAATGGAGTCATATCCAACATAAATATCTTCGTGGTGAGATACCGTTTCTCGTTTGAAATCCATATTAACAAGAATTTTATTCCGAAGCCTGGTTAAACGTTCTGTATTAAGATACCTGTCAATCTTCGGAAACTTGCTAAATCTGCTATAAACAATATGTTCTCTTGTAAATTCACTTCGATTTTTATAGAATCCATTCGCAACAAAAACCGGTATATAATCTTGCCAAGTGTCCCCGGGTGTAGCAGATAACAAAATCCACTCGTTACTTTTCGCAATCTTCAAGAATGCCTTTACCCATGTTCCGCTTCCAACGACTCTTTGTTCATCAAATATAAAGAAAGCGTCTTTTACATCTGAATACTTCTTCACATTATTCCATGAATCCACAATCACTTTGTTAGAATATAAATTCACATCATCATGTGTAGACAATAAAAATGGTGCCAATTCCCCATCCCATTCACAAGTATCACGCTTTCTGGCGGTCGTTATAATGTACAAATCTTTAGGTGGGTCATCCATTGGTTCATAAATATCAGTACCAATAATTCCACCATTTCGCGCATAGTAATAAGCTATTGAAGTTAAGGATTTTCCACTTCCAACACCACCACATAAAATGCAACCTGTTTTCATCCTTTTTATTGCATCTAATTGATAGTTTCTTAATGTAACACCTGCCATTTATTTACCCTCAATGACAAAACCATCCTCAACTTCAACTTCGTATCCAGCACCTATGAGATTTGCTTTAGGTCCGCACAGAAGCAATTTTGTACCGATTTCTTCATCTGATAATTTCTGATATTCAGAATAATATCGTATTATGGAATCCTGCACAGGTTTCGTTACACAAATCTTTGTGCAATCAAATGTGCTCTTTTCTGTAACTTCTATATTGCATATCTCGGCTACATAACCATAAAAAGCTACCAGTCCCTGCTCGCACTTTTTCTGAGAAATTGAATATCTCTTTTTCATATGGTGTCATCCTTTCTTTGTTATTAAAATCTTCTAATCACCCAAATATTCGAAAAGTACATAGGTGTATACCAGTATTTGCTCTTATCGTCATCCGTGGTCATCGGATCTGTTATAGAATTTCCAACTTTTATATAACCAGCCACACCCAGCAAAGAAATTTGTATGTAACACATCAGAGCAACCGTTTCATCAATATCCTGTCCTACAACCAGTAAATGTCTTTGGAAGTTCATTGATGGTGTTACTTTTTCCATTTTTCTTTTAATCGTATTAATAGCGGCTATAAGAGTTGCTCCTGCACCACAGCATTCATCGGCAAGAGAAATATAACCTTGCTTTTCCAACTTATCTTGAAGATTATTATCTAAATCGCTAGTAACAACATCTGCCATCAACTGACAGACTGAATATGGTGTGAAAAACTGACCCGCCGAACTATTACCAAGTCCTAAATCCATAAACATTTTCCCTAAGAAGTCCTGTTCTGGATTAGCATCTAAAGCCATTGTTGTATATGCAGCCAGTTTAGGAAATATCATCTGTTCGTCTTTACTATACTTATGGATGATACTCAAATATCTTTCTTCTCTGTCTTTATAATGAAATTTATCAAGAGGATTTGATATTGCACAAGCAAACATGATCACAAAATCTCTCCAAACATCAAATGGTCTATGAGTTCTTGTCAGTTTATTAAACTCATTCAGAAAGTCTTTTGAATATGTCCCAACCGGCATTTTTTCTGTTTTTATTTCTACTTTTTGTTTTGGTTCAACCGTTTTCTTCTTATCAATGTTTGACAAATCAATTGTCGGTTCCCATTTCTTTGTCACTTTCTTAACCGGTGGCTTCGGCTTATTAAATGACTTTTTCTTAAAGAACATATGTGTCTCCTTTCAAAATATAATCACCATCTAAAAGTCTCAGATGAAATATCATCTCCTGAATAATTAAAATAATCACCATCAGCAATATTAGATAGTGCCTGCAAATCATCAATATTATTACTTTTTTCTACAAGCTGTCGTGAAATGTACATTACAGCCTTTTCTAATTTCTGTAATGCACTGATTGCATTGCTGATTTCTTCTTTTACTATTCGGTCTTCAATCTTGTCAGTTTCGCCCATAATTATCTCCTTTCAAAATATAAATGGGTGCCAACCATAATTAGCTGACACCCGAAGATTTTAATAGAATGGAACCTAGTTCTCTACCGGAGCTTCTTCTCTTGCATATTTTTCAGCAAACTCATCCTCTTCGATAGTTACATACATCGTCTTAACATATGCCTTAATTCCAGTCTTTCCATTTACTTCCCAGGAATATGGTCTAATTACCAAATCAACATTACTGATTTCAGCGAAATCTAATGTGCTGATAGAATCCTCATCTAATTCAGTAGTTGTTCTTCTAGTAACCATATAAATCTTTGGTGGAATGTTCTTGTAACTTACAGCGACCTGAATATAATGCTTTGGCTCATCTCCCTCATCTCTAGGCTCAAGAATTCTTACATTCCATCCATCATTTGATAACTGCTCAGCATCCATGTCATCTTCGATAAGTACGCAGAAGTTTCTATCTCCAGCACGATTGTACTTGGTCTCCTCTCCTCTAAAGTTCCTAAACATAATGTGAGCGCCTTCAATTTTAATGTTTCCTACTGCTTTATTAGCCATGATAAAAATCTCCTTTAATTGTTATTTAGTTTCTACAGGTGGATTCATCACCTGACTTGAAATCACTTCTGAAATATCATAATTTTTTCCGCAATCCATATGGTATGTGTCATCATTGAAGTGCGGACAGTCAAAGCAAGTTGCGTATTTAGCATCTCCGCAAGGCATAAGTTTTGGCATATCCTGCTTCCTTTCTGTTATATATGGGTCATCCGACACAAACATTTCAAAATCACCATATTGAGAAATAGTATCTACTGCCTCATTCACAAGTTTGTCATAGTAAGACCTGTCAATGTCATTAACCTTGTCTAGCTCTCTAACCATTTCAGATTCAAGCCATCTATACCCCTTTGTTCCAGTTGCAGCATAATATTTACCGTCTTTCTCACGCATAAGTAATCCGCCACCGCATCCATCTTTAATCGGACAGAACTGTCCAACTTTTCCGATAAATCGATAATTGTGTCCCTCGGCAATAAGCGGATTTAATTTCTGGCAGGTGCTTTCAAATGTTGTATCTGATAGCAGCCCTTTCTTGAAATCGCTTTCAGCTTTACTAAATTCTTTTTCATATTGAGACACATCCGGTAAGTCCTCATTTAAGTCCAAATATAAAGAACCGCTGACAGACTTCGTTTCACACATATCCTCGAATTTAATATCCTCTTTACTAAAGAGACACTTAAATACATAAGGAATCTGAAACTGAGTTCCTGTAGCGGTCCATGTTCCTGGTTTTTCCGGATCATCGTCAGCCAATTTTGCAACATATACAGCATTGTTGACCAAGCAAATCCTGTCAAATATATGCTCTACCTCGAAATCATATCCGTGACGTTTGCCATACTTACAAATGAAATCAAGAATATAATCATCCGGATTTTCAATCTTAATAGAGTCCGTCTTAATGTGAATTACTTTGTATCCCTGTGCTTCAACTTCATGTCTAAGGTCAATCATAAACAAAGCTCCTCGCTTTGCTACAATATTGTCCTTATTCCTTGAGTCTCTGAAGGCATTCATAAATCCTGCGGCTGTTAATCCGTACACAGAATTAATCGCAATCTTCAATGCTTGAGCCAGTGCCTTTGCCTTGCCAGTATCATCAAGATATTTGGCTAATGCTCCTTCAAACATATCTCGTACCATATCGAAATCACCATGCTTAATATAGATACGAATGTCCAAAATATCTTTGAACCTCTTTGTGAAATCTGGTCCAAATAAGCACTCTGATATAGCTGAGTTAGGATGCATCGAACCAACATCTTCTGTTTCTGAGCGTCCGTACATTCCGGGAGCCGCCCATACTTCTCCGCCTTCTCCAACTTCCTCACCTCTGTAAAGGGATTTTCCGTTCTCGAATCTATAGTCTGGAAAATATGGTAATAAGCTATCGCCTTTTGGTCCGTGGAACGGCTCAGCCATCATCTCCGGCTTTGCCTCTTTTAAGAATGCTAATACATCATTTGGTAATTCCGTAACTGGCTCAGACAAATCCCTATACATAAATTCACTCTGAGGATTACGGTTCTTTCCAAATATAAATTTTGTAGTTAAGCTATTAGTCGTATCATTTACTGAACCATTAGCCAATTCTGCCAAAATTTCTCTAGCAACAAAATCGCCAAGATTTGCTTTGTATGTAGCCTCTGTGGCGATAACATCGTCATCACAATATTCAGCTACCTTTGTCCAAAGTTCTTCTGGAACAGGTTGATCCCAAGGAAGTCCAAGCTCGTGATGCTTTATCTTTTTACATAATGCTCTGACTTCATCGTCCATCTTTGAATGCGGGTCGTTAGCTTTGTTACTCAGCTCAATTTCCCATTTCTTAAGGGACTGCTTCTTTGAACAGAAATCATACACATCCGTAAAAGAAATATTATAGGCTTCTCCAAAGAAACAGTTTGGACTGTTATTGATAATCTTTTGTGATAAGTTAAACAACTGTTCGTTTGTATATCCCATCAATCTGGCATACATAATATGGTTATCATATCGTCGACAGTTAAATCCAACCAATCTAAGCTGTATCAATTCCTCGATTTCGCTTGGTGTTGGGTTAATCATTCTGACAACAGGCTTTCCCTCACCCTCTATTTTCCAGTTGACCAAGAACAGGTTTGGGAATACCTCGATATCATAGAATACCAACTTTGCATCGTCGTTTTTTACAGCGTTTGAATTTTCTTCCGATTTGAACTGCATCTTATTAACAAGCTTTATACAATACTCTGCCTGATGAGAGCTGTTCGCTGCAAATGCTAATACAGCATTACGCATATCTGTTACATCATATTTGAGTTCACTACTATGAGCATCCTCCAATATTTTGTATATGAAATCGATACTTGGCTTAGTTCCTGGGTGGATTTCCTTATTAAGATTTCTCTTTATAAGGGTTCTAAGTCCTTTCTCGCTTTTTATGGCATCAAAATTTACCATTTTGTCTTCTCCTTTCATTGGTAACCCAGATGATATAGTAGCTATTGGCAAATTATTGCATTTGGTAAGTTTTCTTCTTAATGAACTTTTACCAGTAAATACTTTTACCTCTATATGGTCATCGTAGATTCTGCTTAGCTGAGAAGGGTCTCCAGAGTATAAATAATGAAGATGTATCCCTTTACCACTTTTACTCAGTTCTGCATAAGTCGGTGGCAACTTACTAGCAGCTTCCAAATTCTTTTCAAAAGACTTATTTCCAGTCTCGTCTGGAATATCAAAATCTACGACAATGTGATTTTCTGGAACTTTCACATAATGAATTTGCGATGTATCCAGAGCAGATAATTTTGTTTTTACTTTTTCCCACTTCTGCTGTGGGGTTTCATTTTGCGAAGCATATTGTGCCGGACAATCCGCACATACAGAATCAAATATTGACTCTTGTTCTTTGAACTCTATTTGATAAGTTTTTGGTGTCTCTTTTTTCTTTGTCTGAGTATCACTTTCAAACTTATCTGTCCTGAATCCTATGTAATAGCTTCGTACTCTTGAACCATCATCAAAGTTAAATCTCTCCTGGAAATCCTTGAAATAGTTCTTCAATTCTTCCTGGAATGCGCGTCTCGATAACGGATAACCAACTTTCGCTTCATCGCAGTAATTCTTATACATTTCCCAAGCTGCTTTTAGGGTTGTTCCATCTTCTTTTTTAAACACATAATAAGAATCAGCTATAAAGTTGTAAAAATCGTTAGATGCACCAAGCATTGAAATTGGAATATAATCGTCGTATCTGCCAGGATTATCCAAATATATTTCCTGGCAATGATAAGCAATCGCTCCAAGTTCAAAGGCGACCTGTTTCACAATTGTTTTGTATTCCTTTGGATTAAGTTTATTTCCAGACGGAGATACATCAATCAGTCGTCTTATAAGACCGGATTTGGCATCTGTAATACGTACAGGTTTATTAGTTCCCATAAATAAGAAACATTTGAAACGATTTGCATATGTTGATTTGAATTTCTCATTTACAGTCATCAACTCATGGGATACCAAACTGTTAAGCCTTGTATTATCCTCAATCCTTGACAAGTCTCCATCGTGCTGAATAGCCACCAATGGATTACTTTTAAACGCCTCTAACGCAAAAGAGTTACTACTAGACCCTAATGCTTTCGCATCAAAGACTGAGTAGTAACCCTCGAATAACTGCTGAATAATATTTAAAATTGTTGATTTACCCGTACCAGCTGCTCCGTATAGTACAAGAAATTTCTGTAATTTCTGCGACTCACCACATACTATGGAACCGATAGCCCATTCTATCTTCATTCGTTCTTCCGGAGAATATAAAGTGCTAATCAGTTTTTCGTATGCTGTTAAATCCCCCTCTTCAAGAGGATAATTAAGTCGCTTGCTTGCATAATCTTTTTTCGTCGTTTCCGTATTGGAAAATATAAGTTTATCATCAAGCGTATGAAAACTGTCTCGTAATTGCTTCTGACAGTATTTATGCCAAGAGTCAATCATTCCGCTCTCAGCGTCCCACATATGCAGGACTTTAATATCTGAGTTAAAGCGTTGGCGATTCTCCTCAGCATATCTATCCAGTTCGCGGTCTATAAGTTGTAAAGCATCCTGTTCATCGGTAGACCATAAACCACGTTCTTCTATCCAGATAGCGTAAAAATCACCACCTCGAATCATAAGATCTGTGCTTTTTTTAATAAGGAACTTTGGATAGATTTCTATTGTTCCGCGCTTTGTACTACGCGTTGAAACCACCATAAAATCCAACATCACATTTTTATACTCCTTCCGATTCCTTTAACTCATCAATTTCTTTTCGCAAAGATGCAATTTCCTGCTGCATCTTTTTACTGTCAGCACGCATCGCAAGTAAATTTAAGGTTGTAACGACGCTAAATAATGTCACAGCCTTATTAAATTTGTTCTGATGCACCAATGCTTTGTAAATGCGTACAAGGTGCTTATCTGTAGCATCCATATTTCTAAAAATATAACTTACTAAATCATTCATAATAAGTAATCTCCTTTCAAATCAAGTAATACTATCAAGATACCAACATGCCTGATACCAAATTTCCACTTTTCTCAAGTCATAGCGACAATTTTCAAGTGTAAATAATCCGCCTTGCCCGTCTGGCTCATACTGTCTCTCTAAAAATCTTGTTACAATATCTTCAACACGATTTTCATTAAATTTTCTGTCATCCATAGAGCCCAGTCCAAGATTAGTAATCATATTCCAGAACCATTGCCCTGTTCTGTCGCCAATCTCTGGGTCGTCCATAATATGTTCCTCTAAACGAATTGAAAGTGCTATTAGCATCTCCAATACGCTACATGGACTATCATCCAGATAATTCGCTATAACAGAGCAGTCATATCCGTTCTCATATCCAAATCGATATCGCAGTTCAATACCGTCCTCAAATCGATTGCTGTCCATAGTAAGCTGATATGTGAAATCCATATTGTGGAGAAAATTTAATAGCTTTCTGTATGATAATTTCTTCGGATATTTTGTATCACATACCAGACCATACATCCAATCGAAATAATCAAATTTTAATTCGTCTCTGGTCATTACATCTCCGTTCTATGTGGCTGAGTTTCAAGAATTTCCTGATAGTTTCTCTGGTCTAACAGAATTTCATAATCACATTTCTTAGAGTCATTTCTCACATAGACAGAGTCATCCTCATATTCTCCGAAATGCTCAAGTGAATCTTCTCCAACAATCTTTTCAATATCATCCACAATTTCATTCATATCATCTAGTAACACTCCGTCAGCTGTATATGTGAGACTGATTTTTTCGTAATCGTCAAACTCTCCGAAATCTGACGGCTGTATAACATATGGTCTGTCAACAGCAATTTTCTGCTTCTGTTTTTTATCTTGCATATCGCTATAGTTAACATAGCCTTCCTTCTGTAATCTTGCTGCATATTCAGCAATACTTGGCTTGTCTACAGTTCTACTGTCAGCAGTTTTTTCAGCAACAGGCTCTTCTGATTCATCTTTTTTATCCTCGTCAAATACTCTTCTTGAATTGAAGTCTTCTTCTGCGAGTTTCTCATACTTATCTTTAAAATATGAGTATGTACCGATTACACCAATTCCAGCACCAATAATCGTGCCTAAAATAAATGCTACTTTACTGTTCATTGTTATCCTCCTCTGTCTTGATAGTCATAACGGTTAATGCTAAACCGCCAAAAAGTAAAGAGGCACTCAACAGAATGCCCCCTGTAATATGTCTTTTTCGATGGGTATCAAGAATATAATCCATCATTGATATGAAGTTACCAATTCCTCCCATAATTAGTGCTCCTTTCCACCGAATAAAACAGCCAGACCACTCCAAAAGCAAATTCCTGCAACTGCTGATAATGTTAATCCTACTACATGCATAACAATTCTCCTTTCTATTCTCCACTTGAAAAATAGTGGTTTCCAATCTGAAACATAGGTGTTCCATAGTTTCCATATTTATCAGCTGTAAAGAATATGACATCGTAATTTTTTCGGTTACGAAGTTCTTCCTCTACAAGCTGACAAATATAATCGTCAATATAGCATCTGTCGACTCGTCCATTCCACATAGAAGAAAACTGACTTGGCTGATAAACTACTTCATAAACTGTATTCGGAAAAGAAATAGAATCAACACGATTTAAAATAGTATCGATAACTAATCGTTTGCCTTCTTCACATTCTCCCTCAGCTTCAGCCATAGTAACAAGAGCTATTAACTCAATGTCATCGTTTGAAATATCAGTATCAATTTCACAAACAACATCTTGAGGTGCTGGCTCTTGCACTACTTCCTCCTTCGGACTAAATGATACTTCTTCAACTGCCTCAGTTTTGATAACCTCAATTACCATTTTGTCAGTAATTTCATCGTCTTCACTTGTCGTGATTGGCGATGCTGCTACACAAAAAGAACTTGTAATCATCAGTAGTATCATCCAAATTATTTTTTTCATATGCAAATTCTCCGTTTAAATCAGATCTAATATATTGCCATCCACGTTGAAGTCTAATAAAATTGCTGGCTCATATGATCCGTCTTCTATCTCTCTGTTTGTTTCTAAGATGCCAAAATCTACGAAGTTATCACCAACTTCATTGTTCTTGTTATATACCCAGCCTACAATCTGACCTTCCTTAGTTCTGTCAATTCCAAGCATATCGTATACATCATTTAAGAATACATATCCTCTGGCATGTAAAAGATCATTCGCATACTGCTGCTGTCCGCGTAACATGAGTAAATTGTACTGTGTATCTTTTTCATATCCCTTGCAAGTCTCATCAAAGAATCTTGCATATCCACTGTCAGCATTAGCTACATTAACAGTAGATTTTACTTTCTTCTCTTTACCTGTCTCTGGGTCTTTTACAGTTTCCTCAAATTTCTTTGCCTTAATATCATATTTCAGTTCTTTGTCTACCTGCTCCCCAAATCTTTCAACAACGCGGTTACGATATTCCTTGAAAGACTTATCCACAGTTGCATATGCTGCTGCCAGAGCTACATTTCTCTTTCTGAGAATATTATTAGATGCCACAATACTTGTGAGTGATAATGCACCTAATGCAATAGCCGGAGCATATAACTTAACAAGCTTTACCCCTGTCTGTACGTAAATGATAGTTAAGTCTTTCTTTGCATCTTCCTGTGAATAGTCCGCTTTGATTTCCTCATTTTCAGAGCATTCATGCACAGCATCCACATCTTTTTTATGCTCTTCTAATACTGTACTTAATTTTGTTGTTGCTTTACAAGCCATTACAGCACTTGCAACTGTTCCAACAACACCAGCTACAATAAGAATTTCCGGACTGTGCTTTTTTACCTTAATAGTTGCTGCATTTACAGCTGTTGTTACCTTTGCCATAATTTCATTCTTTTTCATGATTATTTGTTCTCCTCTTCTAAAAGTTTTACATGATCAATGAGATGCTCTAAATACCATCTCGCTTTTTCTAAGTCCTGTACACCATTCTTATTTTTCCAACGGCACATATATTTGAGTACATTTCCAGTGTCAGTAGCTTCAATGCCTTTCAAATCAAATGTAAATGCCTCAATAACATCAATTACCTCTAATCCAGTTTCACTATAATAATGTGCTGGATGTGATACCATAACATCTTTTGACTCGTACATAATCTGCCTCCTAATCTATTGGATTTGCTCTTGGGAATTTGATAGTATATCCGTCCCTGGTATTAACAACTCTTGCATTTCTGATATTGTCAGTCCAGCCGTAGTTGTTTCCTGTCCACGGACCATCAATACCAACCAAATCGAAATAGTCTGCAACACTTACAATTCTGTAACTTGCGACAATTTCGTCCATAGCAGCTAATACATTTTCCGCTTCATTTCTGGTGTTAAAGTAAATATCATCGAAATCGCATCCACCAATAGAGCTCTGTGCATTGTAATTTCTTCTACTGTTCTGTGCCGGGTCTTCATAATACTTACGATAAGATACTTTACTTGCCGTAGATTTTCTACCACCAGAACCCTTAACTCCAAGAACTGCCTTAACAGCATCAAGAATAATATCCTTTACAGCAGGCACAACGATGTCCTCAAAAATGTAGCTTTTTACGTTCTCCACATCTTCCGGAACAAATATCCCTGCAAGTTTATTAATCCCACTCTTTTTCTTTGTCTTAACAGAACCGGATACAATTTTTTCTACCTTCTTTTCTGGTAGTTCAGCTTTCGCTCGTTCTCTCGATTTATGTGAGTTGGACTTGTATTCTTCCATTCTTTTCCTCCTAATTGATAACCATTAATTCTCCAGGCAAAGTAATTTTCGATGCTGGCATACGGTTATTATTTTTCTTAAACTGATACGCTAAATTACTCTTTGCTTTCTTTTCAGATGTCGCGTATGTAGACCACGCCCAATTATTAGCAATGCACCTGCCAAATTCCATAACTGGACCATTATAAGCATATTGGTTCATAACAATACCTCCATAATAAAAAAGAAGAGAGAAAGCACCTTGATATAGGTACTCTCCCTCTTTCCTGTCAGAATAATAATTCTTTAATTTTCAGAATCATTCTCATCAACTGTTTCAGTGTTTTCATCTTCAACTGTGTTTTCATCTTCAACAACACGAAACCCTTTACGCGCTTTCATCTCTTTCAGTTTACCAACTACTGGTGCTACTACGAACTTGTAAGCTAAACCGCCTGCAATCATAGCCACACCGATAGTTGCCACCTTACTGAATCCACCTTTGGAAGCTGTCTTTACGATTTCCTCTGTTGTGTCCATAACCTCTTCATTGTTCATGATTTCATTTGTTTCCATAATGTTAATCTCCTTTCAGATTAAAAATTTGTTATTCTTTTCATAATAGTGGCTGTAATTTTTGCGAACCTACATCAAGTTTCTATAGTCATATCTAGGTCCACACCCGTAATCTATTACAAATACGGGTTCATCATTGTCGTTAAGTTGTGAAGTATAGCGAAGGTCGATATATCCTTCTCGGTCAATATTCCATCCAATGTCGTCGCCGATTTTAATAGATGGTAAACCAATTTCGTAATAGAATTCATTAAGGGAAATATACATTTCATCTCGCATCCTTCTGTTCAAGTCATTCTCTGCTTTCTTAATCCTGTCAATTTTTGACTTGAAATATCGTCCGGATAATACATCGTAGCAAAGAGTCTCACCATCTCCAACAAATATAATTTCGCTTTCTTTTGCCGGATGCGCTTCAATTTTCTCTTTTGCAACGGCATCTCTGATAGTCTGCTCCTTCTTTTCTCCAATCGTTTCAACAACTTTGTTCTGATATTCCTTGAGTGATGTTTCAGCTATAGAATATGCGGTAGCCAGTGCTGCATTTCTTCTAGCATTTACTGAACTTGCTCCAATCAAACAAACAACAGATAAGCCACCTGTTATAGCTGCTGGAATATAACATTTCCATGTAACTTTTATAATTTCAGTCTTGCTGAGGTTATGTCCCTCATATGGTATATTTGTTTCATTAGCTTTTTTAAGCTCCGCATTATCAATTAATCTTAGCGCCTTCGGTGTTGCTCTTACAGCCATCACAGCTGTTGTTACCATTCCGGCAATACCTATTCCGGTCAATATTTCCGGACTGTGTTTTATGGTTGATTTTTTCACTGCATTATATGCCGCTTTAATATTGGGTTTATGCATTTTATTACTTCCTTTCCTATAGATTACCCCGCCCACAAGGGGC